TAGTTCAAAGTATTCATCTTTAATATCTTCAGGAATATCTTTTTTCCAATCAATCCATCCATCATCTGTTCCATATTCTTTCATTATTTCAACAAATCTAGGTGGATATTTTTTATTAATTTGTGGATTTAATCCGTAAATATCAAAACCCATAATTTTTCCTTCCTTTTTTAGTTAAATGAGGCTAGAGCCATAACATAAACTGTTAAACAATCTCTACATCTACATTGCTTTTCAGCTTACTGGCAATACCTAGCCTCACAAGTTTTAGGGAGACGCATGATAGTGCTCGTATGATTATCTATCGTTTTGCATTGTACAATGACTTAGAGCAAGCGCCTCCCTAATTTTTTGGGGAACACCTCACTAAAGAGCCAACCTTAGTTCACTTGTTCAACTATTCTAACACATACTTTAATAAGAATGCGCCAGCCTAGTCTTTAGATATTCCCCATTTTATTAAAATGGTACGTCTTCTGCTAACTCTTCCGCTGATAGTTCAGTTGCTTTGCCAAACCTATCAGTGTTCCAAGGCTTAACAGTAAACACTTTCCAAGCCTTACGCTTTTCTTGTTCACCTTCTGGCAAGTCTCTGGTTTCGTGAGTAACATATTCTTGTTGTTGAATACGAATAGTACATGGTTTTCCAACCACATCTTCTTCTTCAATCAATCCAAGTTTCTTATGTTTCACTCCATCTACCTCAACATCGCCTAAGTCTATTCCAAGAGATGATAGTAATCCGAAGTATCTTCCATTTTTAGAAGAACCTTCTTTTTCTGTGAAACAGAAATATCCATTATCCCTGAAGACTCTTCCTTTTAAGAATCCAGAATCAGTCTTTTGAGGATTTCCGTCAGTGTCTTTTATAACAATTTGATGACCATTATCATCTACTGCTATATTGTATCCATCCATCTCGTAGACAGTTTGCTTTAGACTGGCAACTTCCTCTGAAACTGTATATTTAAGATTAAACACAGTCGCTTTACCAGCTTTAGTGTTTAAATCTCTTGATTCAAATGAAGTAATGTGGGCTGGATACTCACCTTGAAGTATTGGTTTAAATCCAGTGTTGTCTTTTTCATTGAAAGTAACATCTATTGATTTCATTGGTTAATTAACCTCCGTTTTTGATTGGTTCAGTGTACTTTTCTATTAATTCATTGACCTTATTTCTAAGTTCAATCTGTTTGGGTGATTCTGCATGACCGCTTCCTCCTCTAAAATACAATGTAGGACTAACTTGAGCGCCATCAGCTGCTTTCATATACCTTTTTGCATTTCTAGACCTTGTGCTTACCATACCAGAATCTTGCATTTCTTTTAATGATTCATTAGTTAGAACGCCTTTTTCCACTAACTCATTTGCGTCATTCAAAGTTATCTTTGCCATTACCTAACCTCTTTCTTTGTTTGATTCCCAAATTCATCATAATCACCAGATTCTAAAGTGTATGTATGAAAACTTGGGTTTATTGTTAATTGAAAGTTTTCTTCAGTATGGAAAACCATAATTTGCTTTCCATTGATAAATTTATATCCTTGAAATGTTATTCTATTCCACTGAACACCGTCACTTGTCCCAATGTTATATGTATTGCCTTTCAATAATAGATTGTCATCACTGCCGTGAGATATTTTTACTTGTCTCATTTTTGCTCCTTAACTAATCTTTTAACTTTTGCTAATGCACCTTTATAATTGCTATTATTAATAATGTTAGTTGCACATTTGTTTTGAATATCAACAATTGTGTTTTCGTTATCTAATTTTGCAATCCAAGTAGCCATTTCATCTTCTTGCTCCTTTGTTAATGGCTCTACTTTTGGTAAATCTTCTCCTGCAAATATATATAAACCCAATCCATGTAGTGCGATTGCTTTTGCAAGACACCTTTGGATAGAAGTATTTATTTGAAATGCGTTTGGTTCTGCAATAGTTTGATTTCTATTGTCTAATACAGGATGGACTTGAGTTCTTGCTATTCCGCCTACCCACACAGTTACTTGAACAAAGCAACCTGCCTCAGTTTGCATATAAGGTTGTCTATTGCCCTCTAAACCCCATTCATGAATTTCCCATGTGGCTTCAGGGTCTACTTTTAACAATTCTCTTACTGCCCATGCCCAACTGAGATAAGTAAACTGACCCTTTTTCTCAGTATATTCATTGACATTTATTTCGTTGAGCTTCTCAAAGAATTTGCTCATTTGTTCCTCTCTTTCTTGTTATTTAAAAGAATAATTTTGCATTATCATGGATAACGTATTCGTCGTCAACATCAAATATATAGTAATCTTTTGTTATTGAATATTTTAATTTATCTCTTTTAGTCCTTACAATTTTTTTCTGCGAGTATTGATTGGTTTTAGGTATAAATAAATATGGTTTATTGTTGATGTCTAATCTTGGTAATGCCATAGAGATTTTTACTTTATTTTTCATAATATGATATTTAGGTATCATATGTATTGATTTATAATATTCATTTTCACCATTTTCAGTAGACTCAACATCTCCATAATATGTATGATTTTCAAATAGCAACCATTTTGTTTTTGGAAAAATTGCTATTAAGTATCCACCCTTATCATTCTCTACGTGCTTTAAGTGAGCAACAGAATTTAATCCATGCGAATCTAGTATTATATGACCCATGATTACCTCTATCTAAATGGTGTATCACAAATGGGGGAAAACTGACAATATTTGCATTCCCATTCGTATACAGGAGTGTTAGGAGCAGAACCAGCGATTAAATCATCTGGTGATAATTTCCCTTTTTCAGTAGCTTCTAACAACTCTTCCCAATACATTTCAGCCTCATCAATCCATGTATTGCTAATTTTTATTGGCTTAATTGAACTATCATCTTTTTTGTAGTAAACAAGATACAATGCAAATTCCCAATCAGAGTTTGACTTCTTTAATGCTAATGCATATGTACCTAACTGTAGTTCATAGTTTCTTGATGGGTTTTTATCCCTATTTTTCTTATAACCAAACTTTTTGCTCCATGTCCAAGCCTTTGCGCTCTTTAAATCAAATATCTCAATAGTATTTATATCTGGATTCATATAGGCAACATCTAATGTTCCTTTAACTTGTATCTCTGGTATCTCAACCTCATATTCACACATTATTGATACATCACTATTTAATGAATGCGTAACTAAAGCATCTTCAAAATCTTTATGAATGATTGTTCCAAGTCTAAGCAGTCTTCTGCTTTTTCTGTCCATATCTTTTGAATCAGCATCGTTTAGATAAAACAGATGTTTTTTGAAACAGGAACCAGCCATTGATGCTCTAAAGAATTTTTCTTTATTGGATTCCCTGTATTCCTCTTTTTTTTCATCCTCAATCGTCTTTAGGTATTGATTATATATACCGATTATATCTAGCATTTTCTGTCCCTTCTGTGAATGCAAATTTAACAATAAATGAACTTATAAACAATTGGATTTACCAATCCTCATCTCTTTCCTTGATTAATGAAATAGGAAATTCTGGAATATATATAGGAATATAATCATCTGGATGACCTAATCCCATTACTTCAAATCTTTTCACAATGACAACTTCTTTATTACATTTATCACAGCATCTTCCATCATTTACAGGCATAGCATTGTGACTGTTATCATAGCCATCTACTTTTTCTATTTTATTTTTACAAATGCTACATTTCATTTTATCACCTCATCTGATTTATTGTTATTCAACCACGGCAAGAATGCATTATAATGTTTACGTATTTTATCCCACTGAGCTTTGGATAAATTGGTTTGAGCTCTTGCTTCTGGAGTGTGCATTTCATATTTTTCACTTCTTTTTACAGCTTCATATTGAATAAAATCTTCCTTTGAGATTTGAACAGACATTTTTTGCCTCCTTTTATCATATTTTGGATGTGTTTGTCCTATTAATCTTCTATTTCTTTCATAAGATTTACGCTTCATCTTAAACCAAACCATTCTAGGATTCTATAAATCCTTGATTGTCTGCAATATCTTAACCAAGCATTTAATATTATCTCTGCTTTTATTATATTTTCGCCAGAAGGTCTATTGATTAATAAGTCTGATTTTATAACTGGTGCATGTAATTTGTCAATTGTTCTACCAGATTTATATGTTTTATTGTTCATCTGTCACCTCTCAATTCGTCTTCATCTGGTTCTGGTATGTCAAATTGTTTTCCACAGTCTAAGCAATAGTAATCTTCTGGAACATTTGTATCTGGTTCATACGCTTGATATTCCATGTTTTTATGCTCACAATTTGCTTTGTCAATCATTTCAAGAGCTTCAGATACACTTGGGTATGCGTCTGATGTCATGTCGTGTATGTCGGGCATATTATATGTCCTTTCATCTTTTATTATTGATTTTATGAGGGCTGTTGCAATTACAATAAGAGCGATTATTAATCCAAACAAGTGATTATTACATATTTCCATAATTAATCCTCATCCATAGATTCAATTAGTTCATTTTGATATTTTTGTATTGCCATTGGAGTAACAATGCTAAGAATATTTTTTAATCCATCACCTAATGAGCTCCATGATGGTTGTTTTATCATAAAATTTTCTTTAATAATTTTTTCATCGCGAGATGATATTCCACCATTTTCACTGAAAATAAACTTTACATCCTTAATAATCTTTGCAAGTATTTTATCACTTACTATTTGAGCCTTGGATTTAGTCATTATTTTCTCTTTCTATTAGGATTGGGATTATAATGGAAACCTTTCATTTGTTTAATATCTTTATATCCATAAAGTTTTTTACGAACTATACGATTTAACCATTTTTGTAATTCTTTCCTATCTAAGCTAATATTGTATTTGCTTTTTAAATTGGCATTTATTTCTGCCGTATGGGTATTCAAATGAATTATTCCATCTCTTATCAGTTGTTGAATAAAACCAACATAATTAATTTGTTCACTCATTATTTTCTCCAATCCCTTTTATTTTTTTTGACTTCTTGGTCTATTTTATCATTGAGAACCAGAGCTGTTTGAAGAGAGAGTTTATTTACATCTTTCTTCCCTGGCTCTGGCTCCCAACCTTTTTTGCTATTAGTGGTGATAGCCTTCCTTGTTTCACGCAAAAATCTATTTAATGCTTTTTGTATAGTAATGACTTCATAAAAGCTTAAGTCTAAGCTGATTTGTGTTCTGGACATCAATATTTCGCTCCTTTAAGTTTTGATAGTGATTAATTCTATCAATTGTTTTAAAGTGCTCTAGGCATTTTCTACAAGCATGTATCTTATAGACCTTTGGTAGTGGTAGTTTAGTCTTTACTTCGCCACAAGTAACGCAGACTATCATTCCGTTTCTCATGATTTCCTCATGATGTCACGTATTTCTTTATTAATTTTGTCTTGCTGTTTTGAATGAGCGAGGTATTTGTCAAATTCTTTTTCCATTATCGCAAACATCTCATCAATGCTGATTTCTTCATCTAATCCCATCACTTGAAATAGTTCAGACATAATCATAGAAGAAGCCTTAAATGCTTCTAGTTTAAAACTAATTGTTTCTTCCACGCTGAAATTATCATCATCATCCATAAACATTTCAATGAATTTTATGTTAGTCATTATTAGTACGTGCAGCTTAGCCATGACATCAGTTTTGCGTGATAAGAGTTCTTTCTTGTTGTTCATTATTAGTTTCTCCTGTTTTAGAGTTGGTATGTTCTAGTTCAAGTTTTATTAAATCTTCATTAGTTAAATACACTTTATCGTGCAGTTCTTTATTTCTTTGATATAAGTCTCGCATTTTGTAAGAAAGTGCTATATTTAGCCAAAATGAGAAGAATAGAGCTAATGTTATAAGGAATATGATAGTTGCAATTATGTCTTGTGGTACATTCATGTTATTACCCATGTTATTGGTTATTTATTACTTAAGATAGGGTATATGACTAGCAGTGTCTAGCTAAGTTTCTATGTCTTACTAGCCATTATACCCTAGAAGTAAACAAGTAATGTGACCGATTACCCTAATAATAGGAGTTGTCTGCTTAACAGCCTGAGGCGTACACGGCTAACACACACTACTTGATTACTTGTGACAAGATTTCACCTTTTTTTGGAAATCTAAGCCCACTAATGTGGGCACATACTACCCTGTAAAGGCAGTACGTTTGGTGTTCAATGCATCTGCTTCAGCAATCATCTTCTTCACATCTGATTCAGGGAAGACTAACTCTGCTTTGTTACTACCAAAGTTGACTATCACCTCACCTGGTAATGCACTAACAGTTGAACATTCTACAGTACAAAGAACTTTACGACCGTTGATTTCCAATAAGATTTTCATAAGTTACCCCTTTCTAAGGTATTACGATTCCAAGTTAAAAGTGGAATTCCATATCCCACTCACTACCCATATGGGGGGTGAATATGTCTAAGCATCAAAATGACACAACTTTTTTAGGTAAACATAAAATAAGACTTGACATGCATAGTAAATTTGCTATATTTTTCTTATATATATAATACTATTAATTAATATATACACAATGACATTTGAGGAATTCACAGGGAAACTAGCACTAATACAGGCTGAAGAATACTTATCAGTAGAAGATACTCTTTCTTTAAAAAGAGACATAGTGGGTACTAAAAAATTATGGGATTGTACTAGTAAAGAATTAGACGATATAATGAATCAATACAGGAAAGTATATAAAAGCAATAAATATCGTCAAAATAATGTATATTATAAGTCAAAATATGTCAAGTCAAAGAATAAGTACGGTCATAGAAAAGACTGGGATTGAACCAGTCCCGATAGAAATAGATGGGGATGTATATGATGTTCATCCCAAAGTTTTAGAGCTAATAGAAAGCCTTTCTTTGCAAGTTAAAGAGATAATGGAGTTAAAATTCCCAGATTTAATTAATGATAACGAAAAAAATTAAAAAAATAGAACATCGTGTTTATGACGATATTGAGGAGTTTAAAGAAGACAATCCGAATACAACTGTAAAAACAAATTGGAGAAAAGGAGAAGAAGGAGAGTGGGTCGTTGCAGATGATTTAGGTGTTGTCCAGATTTTAAAAAAGGCGCAACTTAATCATCCGAATGATACTAAAAATTATAAGAATGCTAATGGATACATTCGTACTGTTGTGGGTACTTTCATTATCAAAGATAATACATTTATGGATACGGATTTCTCAAAGCATCCAAATAGATATACCTTCAGCACCTCTCTTAAGAATACAAATGCTAATATTAAGAACAGAAAAAACACTACAAAAAAAGAAAGGGCTTTTTCGGCAAATATTGTATCTGGTATTGGCGTGGTTAAATCTTATATGGATGCATTTGAAGAGAATAATCACAATAAAGCAAGGAGAAAAGGACTAATGCTATTAAAACAAGATAGAGTAATTGAAGAAGTTGAAAAAGGAGCTTTAGATGTTGCCAAAAAACTAGGTATAGACCACAATTATATTTTAAAAAATTTGAAATGTCTTTGCGATAACTCAGAAGACGAGAACATAAGACTACAGTCAGTAAAAGAACTGGGGAAGATAGTTGGAACTATAGGTGGTACGACTATAAAACAAAGAGAAATGGGAGTGTTTGGAATGTTTGAGGGATTTAGTCCAGATGCTATTGACTCCGCTAAAAGAGAAGTAATTCCAGAAAAAACAACGGAAGGAAAATAACATATGATTTGTCCACGATGCTCAAGCCTGCAAGTCAAAAAAGATGGAAAAAAGACAAGAACTTCAGGTAAAAGAGTACAAGAGTTTAGATGTAATAGCTGTAAAAAGTATTTCTCTCTACCAATAGAGACTGAAATAAAAGATGGCTTAAAAATGGTTGAGCCAGGTCAAGTCTTTGAATATAAGTCAGATAAAGTAGTTAGGGTTCATGGGATAACAGATGTTCACGTTGGGGCTCATGAATTTGATTTAAATAAATTCCAAGAAGCTATAAAAACTATATACGAAGATGACAATGCTGTTTGGTTTGGTAATGGCGATTTGCTAGAGTTAATACCCCCAAATTATAAAATATCACAAAGAGGACAAGAAATACCCCCAGATGAGCAGTATCTTACTTTCTTAGATTTAATAAGACCTATTCAAGATAAATGCCTCTTTATAAGAGGAGGAAACCACGATTATCTTAGAAGTTTTAATATTCTTGATATGGATGTGTGTAAACTTCTTGCAAATGAAATGAATGTTCCTTACTATTTAATGCCAGGCTATTCCAAGATTAATATAGACGGACAACAATGGAATCTTGTTAGTGGTCATGGTAAAGGAGGCGGAAAAAACGGAGACCTAGAACTAGAAAAGATGGCTCAAGTTTATTCACAAGGAGATGTTTTCTTCTTGGGACATAATCATCAATTATATGCAAAGCCAATAGACTCTTTAAGGATAGACGGAGAAGAAGAAGCTTTACATAGGAGATGGTATGTTAGGGGAGGGAGTTTCTTGAGGTACGCTGAATATGCACGATATAGTTTTTATCCAGTTGTAAGAACTGGTTGGGTAACAATGGAATTTAAAAAGAATGAGATAAACTGTTGGACTAATTAATGCAAGGCAATGTATATAAAATAAGAAAACCTATAAATCAAGATATGTCACTAGGAGAATCAATAAAGAAAATGAAATCTTTAGCAAATGGTATAGATGAATATCATATTATAAACCCAACATCTAATGTAGTATTTAGATTAACGGATATAGTAAAGATAATAAAAAATATAGAGACACCTGAACTTATTGGAGAAAGTACAGATTAGTTTTAATATCAATACACAAGATGTATCTAAAGCTGAAGAAGTATTACAATTAGCTCGTAATGACCTTATCGCTTTTGGAAAACTTTTTCTTCCAGATGATTTTATGCGTAGTGAGACACCCCCATTTCATTATGAGATGGCTGATGCAATAGATGATAAAAACTGTAAACAGTTAGCTATCATTCTCCCAAGAGGACATGGGAAAACGGTATTGACAAAATGTTCAATTATTAAAGACTTTTGTTTTACGCCAAAAGATGATATGCACTTCTATGCATGGGTGTCCGCTACCCAGAAATTGTCAACTGGAAATATGGATTATATTAAATACCATTTTGAATTTAATGAAAAGATAAAATATTATTTTGGAAACTTAAAGGGAAAGAAATGGACTGAGGAAGACGTTGAATTAAAAAATGGGTGTAAACTTATATCTAAAAGTAATGTGGCTGGTATTCGTGGTGGAGCAAAGTTGCATAAAAGATATGACCTTATTATATTAGACGACTTTGAGCATGAACAAAATACAATTACAGCCGAAGCAAGAGCTAAAAACTCAAATTTGGTCACTGCTGTTGTTTATCCCGCGCTTGAGCCTCATACTGGTCGGCTGCGTGTTAATGGTACTCCCGTTCACTATGATTCCTTTATTAATAATCTTATCATTAATCACGCAAGGAGTCAAAAAAATCAAAAAGATTTTGCATGGAAAGTAATTACTTATAAAGCAATCCTACCTGATGGTTCTCCTTTATGGGACAGTTGGTTTCCTGCTAAAAAGCTACAAGAGAAAAAGAAATTTTATCAAGATTCAGGCACCCCATCCAAGTTTTATCAAGAATATATGATGGAAGTCCAATCGGAAGAAGACTCCGTTTGGAAACGTAGCGATATAAGATACTGGAGTGGTCATTATGAGTATGACGAAGATAATGACGTTAATTATCTCTATGTCAATGGAGATAAGATTCCAGTTAATACTTTTTTAGGATGTGACCCAGCTACAGATATTGATACTAAAGAATCTGACTATTCTGTTATAATGGTTATAGCAGTAGACATGGAGAGTAATGTTTATGTAATCCATTATGAAAGACATAAGTCTATTCCTACTATTGGGTCTAAGTCTTTAACAGACGGAGAGATTATTGGCAAAAAAGGAGTAGTTGATTATATAATGGAACTTCACCAACAATACCATTGTTTATCAAGTACAGTTGAAGATGTAGCTATGAATAGGTCAATTTTTCAAGCATTAAACGAAGAAAGAAGGAGATTAAATAAGTTTGGTATATCTGTGATACCTCAAAAGCCAGGAGGTCAACAGAAAAGAAATAGAATTTATAGCGGATTAACTGGAAGATTTAGTATGGGATTGGTTCATTTAAAGGAAAATATGTTTGATTTAATTAACGAAATCCTTACTTTTGGACCTAGAATGGCGCATGATGACACAATTGAGACACTTTATTATGCAACTTTGCATTCATTCCCGCCTAAATATGCGCGGGACAAAGACAAGAAAAGGTGGTTTAAACCAAAAAGGAAAGCTAAAAGCTGGGTAGTAGCATGATTGATGAGAGAAAACAAGAAGAACAAGTACAAGATAGTACTGGAGGAATATGGAGCAAGATGCTAGAATGGACTGGATGGGCAGATGCTCTTCAAGATGAAAAAGAAAGAATGCAGATGAAGATGAGGCTTGACGACGCTAAAGAGTGGATAAATATGCCATACAAGCAAAGAATGGAAATGGTATATGAAAAAGGTGGAAAGCATGGGGAGAATCTTAGTTCAAGTGAAGTTGTAGACCCAAATTCTTTAAGATGGTTTATATACAATCTTGATGGTAATGATAAAAAAGAGGTTAGGATTTTACAAGAAAAATTAAATGAATTCTTTGATGAGCATGGGTGGAAATTAGAATCAATTCCCACTGATGGAGATTTGGGAAACAGAACTATTAGCCGTATGCAATATTTTATGAACCAATATGATAAGCATTACAATACTGAGATGGACACTAAGGAATCTATTAGAGCAGCAGAAGAATTAATCTTCTATCGCAATGACCCATTTACAGAAGAATCTGACACGATGAGAATAAAAGAAAATTTGCAAAACATGAGACCTAATAAAGAGGTAGAAGATATTTTAAAAAATTTAAACATGATAAAACAATAATGAGTGATATAAAAACTGACTTTACACACAAACCTGATGACGCTTCTCTAGAGAACAGAGGGGAAATGGGCTCACCTTCTTTTGGAGGTGGAAAAACTAAATCTGTATGGCAAGGATTTGTTGATGCATCAGGATTTAAAAAACGCCATGCAAAAATGATGGTGAAACGAGACAGGAGAAAAAATGGTAAGTATTAAGCAAATGAAGTCTCTTATATCAAGTGTATGCGAAGATATGGGAAAGAAATTTTCATCTGAAGATGCTGTTAATCTTGTATTGGCTACTGGAATTGTTGAGAGCAGATATGAATATGTCAGACAAATGGGAGACGGTCCCGCGAGAAGTTTCTGGCAAGTAGAAGCCGCGACCGCTGTAGATAACCTTGCTCACTATCTTAAGCATCGCCCTGATTTAATGAAAAAGTGTGCAAAAGCTAGTATGGTAGATGTTAAGCATTGGCAGAGCTTTGAAGAAGACTTGTGGGAAGAAATCCTTGAAAAAAATATAGCCGCTGGAATTGTTCATTGTAGATTGAAATATTGGAGAGTTCCAAAGAAAATGCCAAATAGTGTTGAGGGAAAAGCAGATTACTGGAAGAAATACTACAACACAGAGGGAGGAGCAGGCGACCCTGAACATTTTGTAGAAGTTTATCAAAAGTATTTACGATAATGCCTAACAAAGCAGCTAAGCAGAGAAAGAGAACGAGGCGTAAGCTGAATATGGAAAATAAAAAAATTAAAAGATTAAAAAGGGAAAAAAGAAAATATGGCAAGGCGAACCAATAAAAAAATAGCAGAAGACTATTTTCAGTTGTTTAAGAATGCCAATGGTAATTGGCGTAAAAAATGGCGTTCAGTATCTCAGAAGTCAGAGGATTTTTATTTAAATGACCAATTGAGTGGTGAAGAGGTAAAAGCATTACAAGAGTCTGGAATGCCAACTTTCGTTATAAATAGAATAACTCCAGTTATTGAAATGATGAAGTACTTCGTTACAGCTAATAGTCCAAGATGGCAAGCTGTTGGAAGCGATGGTAGTGATTCTAACATAGCAGCTATTCATGCAGATTTAGCAGATTATTGTTGGTACATATCAAATGGAAGAAGTGTTTTTTCTCATGTCATTCAAGATGCATTGGTAAAGGGTGTTGGATATTTCTTAATTGATATAGACCCTGACGCAGATAGGGGAATGGGTGAGGTTATGTTTAAGAGACTTGACCCTTATGATGTATACATAGACCCAATGAGTAGAGATTTTCTATTTAGAGACGCAGGATATATTCAGATTAGAAAAATACTTCCTAAAAAACAATTAAAACAATTATTCCCAGACCAAGTTAGAAAGATTACTAAGGCTACAGGAAGCCCAGATATAAGTACAGATTACTACTCCCAAAGAAATAGTGCATTTTCTGATAACGTAATTCCAGAAGACATAGGAGACGAATCATATGAAATGGACGGTTCTAAGGATGGTCTTTTAGATTATTATGAGACGTATGAAAAGATAAAAATTGCTTTTATTAATTTAAATTATAAAGTTCCACCTGATGAAGAAATGATGGTTCAAATACATCAAGAAGTTCAAAAGCAGATGGAAATGTTCATAAAAGAATTAGAAGTTAGCTACAAAGAACAAATGATGGCTCTAGATGCTCAAGTAGAATCTGGTGAAATGTTAGAAGAAAGAGCAGCCCTTGAAAAAGAAAAACTTCAAATGCAAAATCAAGAAGCTATTGAGCAGAAGCAACAAGAATTAACCTCTATTCTTCAACAAGAAAAAACTAAAGTTGCAAATGTGGTTGTTACAGAAGAAGAATACAAAGCTATGTTAGAAGCCCCTGAGTTTAAAAAACAAGTGATTGATTCTGTAAAGTTTTACGATACTAGAGTAAAATTAACTTGTACTTTGGGCAACGATACAGTTTTATATGATTATATATTACCAACAAGTGAGTATCCAATTGTTCCGATTTGCTATCAATGGGTTGGAACTCCTTACCCTGTAAGCGCAGTAAGCCCTTTGGTTGGTAAGCAACAAGAAATTAATAAAGCTCATCAATTAATGATACACAATGCCAACCTAGCCTCTAATTTAAGATGGATGTATCAAGAAGGCTCTGTGCCTGAAGAAGAGTGGGAACAGTATTCATCTGCTCCTGGAGCATTGTTAAAATACAGACAAGGATTTGAAGCTCCTTCTCCTGTGCAACCAGCCCCATTAAATAATGCATTTTTTGGAATTGTTACAGAGGGAAAACAAGACTTAGAATATATATCTGGAGTGTACTCTTCAATGCAGGGCGATACTGGAGCTCAACATGAAACTTACAGAGGAATGCTAGCCGTAGATGAGCATGGCACAAGAAGAATAAAAGCGTGGATGCAGACGACAGTAGAGCCCTCACTTGAGCATCTTGGAAAGGTTTTTAAAGAGATTGCTCAACAAACATATAAGGCGAATAAGGTATTCAGAATTGTACAGCCAGATACAAATGAATCTAAAAGAGTAGAAATTAATGTTCCTGTCTATAGTGACTTTGGAAATGCTATTGAAAAATTCAATGACTATGCATCTGCTAGATTTGATGTTAGAATCGTTGGAGGCTCTACATTACCAGTCAATAGATGGGCATTAATGGAAGAATATTTTAGATGGTATCAATCTGGACTAATTGATGACATAGCAATGTTGTCTGAAACAGATATTAGAAATAAAGAACAAATTATTAAACGTAAATCAGTGTACTCTCAAATGAGGTCACAAATAGATGCACTTGAGGAGGAAATGAAAGATATGCAAGATGAAAACGAAACTCTAGAGAGACAAATAGTACAAGCTGGCATCAAAGACCAAATACGAGAAGCTGATAAAGAAATCTATAAAGATAAAGTAGACTCTAAATCAATGCAAAGAGATTTAAGAAAGACTATGGAAAAAGAAATCGCTTTTGCTAAAAAAGACTTAGAATCTAAGAAGAAGACTGCTGAAAGAGAGTATAGAGCTGGATTACGCAGTGCAAAAAATAATATTGTCAATAAAGATGATTAGCAATTGACAATTAACAACAAATTACATTAATTTGGAGGACTATTATGGCTAAAGAACAAACAGATAACCTTTCTCAAGACGAAGCTTTGCAACAAGCTTCTAATAATGTCTTTGAAGAAAGCTCTGATGCTTTTGCCCCCGCAGGTGAAGATGACTTTTTTGAACAATTGGACTCTTCTGTTAATCCTGCCCAACTAGACATGGCTGAGGAAGCGAAACCTTTGCCATCCCAGACAACTCCTGTTGCTGAGAAAGCAGTGGACTCTGGTGAAGAAAAACACGACTATGAGAAAAGGTATACAGATTCAAGCAAGGAAGCTAGACGGCTTAACTCCCGTTTAGGTGAATTAGAACCTTATTTACCTCTTCTTGACGCTATGAGAGAAGACCCTAATTTAATTACTCATGTGAAAAATTATTTTGAGGGTGGCGGTCAAGCACCAGAATCTATGACTGAAGAGTTAGGTTTAGATGAAGATTTCATTTTTGATGGCGATGAAGCAATTAAAGACCCAAAAAGTAGTTCTGCAAAAGTACTTAACAAGACTATTGATGGAATGATACAAAAACGACTTGGGCAGTTTCAAGGACAACAGGCTGAAGAAAATCGTAAATTAAAAGAAGCTAGTGCATTTAGACAGAAGCATAATCTTACTGATGAAGATTATGAAGAGTTTATGAATTATGCAAAAGAGCATAGGCTTAGTTTAGACGATATACTCTACTTAAAAAATAGAGAGAATGTTCAACAAAATGTTGCGAACTCCACAAAAAAAGAACTTCTTGAACAAATGAAAAATGTAAGACAAAGACCCAGAAGCCTAGCTACTGCGGGAGTTGTCTCAACATCCGACACTGAAAGTCAAGAAGATGCTGTGTTTGACAAACTCATGAATGTAGATGTTAACACAGAAGAAACTGATTTATTTTCAGTCTCTTAGTTAACATATTTAGTTAACACAGTAATATAAGGAGGGATAATCATGGCTGATTATTCAACCGTACCCCCAGGTGGAGTTCAAGTAAGCGATTATAATACCGCTGATGTTGACCGAGCTGGCGGTACTCCCCTAAATACAGGTTTACTAAGGCGTAAATATAACTTCGGAGACCGTGTTTCTGAACTGGCGATTGACCAAACTCCTTTCTTTAGGATTTTGTCTAAAATGTCAAAACAACCAACCGATGACCCTCAGTTTAAATATACCGAGCGTAGACCTTCTTTTCATAAACGATATGCATACGTAACTGGATTTGCCGCTGACGCTACAGCTACCGCTGGATTGTCAATTACTGCAACTTCTGCTATTGGAAACCTGAACACAGTTGGAAACCAAGTATGTGTTCGCCTAGGCACTGACTATAAATCCGCAGGGAATATAGGAAATGTCATTGGTGGTGGGTCAGTAAGTATTGGCGCTTCAGGAACTGAACCATTGTTCTTTATGAAAGACCAATTAATCAAAATACCTCTAAAAGCAACAGCTACGGCAGTTGGCACTAGCGATTACGCAGTTTGTCAGGTTAAAGAGCTTGTTTCTGGTAGTGGTTCAAACGCTAACCAAGTTGTAGCTAGAGTAAGAGTTGTAAAACCATCTGCAGCTACAGGACTTAAATTAGCTTCTTACACAGACAACACAACTCTAATTGTAGCACATGGCTCATCTCAAGCTAAAATGGCTGACAGTGCAACTACTACATTAGAGCAAGCTCGTACTTATGTTGTTGGTACTGCTTTCCCAGAAGGTTCTAAACTAACAGATACCTCTTGGAATGACCAACCATTTAGTACTGGAAATGGACAAACTCAGATTTTCCGTACTGAAGCTTACATGACCAACACAGCTCGTGCAACTGTCACTAAATACGAACCAAATGAATGGGCACGTATTTGGAGAGAGAAACTAATTGAGCATAAATGGGATATTGAATATTCTATTTTGTTTGGTTCTCAACAGTCTGGTGTACATGGCTCTGGTTCTGAATCAGTCCAATACACTCAAGGTGCTGTAAGTTACATCCTAGACAATAGTAATATTTTCTCATGGAGCACTTCACACTCAGCTGATTCATTCTTAGATGATATGTCAAGATTCATGGACCCGCGTTATCAAAGTTCTAAACCAACAATCTTCTTCTGTTCTACAGACGTATACAACTGGTTGCATAAACTAGGTGGATATTTCTCACAGAACGTACAAGCTGTTGGAACTCTTGGTGACTCTTTAGGTCGTGCAGACTTCGCTGTAACAGGCAAGAAGAATGCATACGGACTTGGTGTTCTACAAATTTCAACTCCATACGGAGATATGAATGTAGTTCGCAATATCCAACTTGACGGAACTCATGTTAAGATGATGGCTGTTAATATGTCCCATGCGAAAATAAGACCTCTAGTGGGTAATGGCGTTAACCGAGACACATCAGTTTACGTGGGTGTTCAATCACTTGAGAATACTGGTACAGACAGAAGGGTTGACTTAATCCTTACTGAATTAGGTACTGAATTCTCAATGCCTGAAACGCACGCAATCTGGAAAGTCTAATTAAGGACTTAGTTTCGTGAAATATAACCTAGTAGCCCCTTTTGGTTCTTTGTCCTCCTCCTTTCTTCCGAGAGGGGCGAACGGTTATTATGGAGTAAAATATGGCAAATGATATAAAAATAACGTCTTCATTAGAAGCGGTTATTAATGATTCTAAAACGGTTGGAGCAAAGTCTTATACTATTAAAGATGTAGATAAGAATGTAGGTAATTCTGGTGGTTCTTACACTCAAAGTTATACAGCTGCTGATGCAGTTAAGTATAGTGGAGTAGTAAGTGCAACTGACTTTACTGCAATTGCAAGTGCGTTTGAATCTGTAACTACAGTTGGGACAGCCCCAGATAAAGTAAAAGCTTTATCTTTAAAGGTAGATTCTCAAACTGGAACTGCAAGAACTGTAGATTTAGAGATAACAACCCCGAGCGCATCTGTGACTAATACTGGGAATGTAACTTTTACAGCTGCTGAATGGACATCAGGAGGTGGAGGTGGAAGTCCATCTGGAAGCTCTACGGTGTCAAAATCTATTGTTGCGTCTCAATCTCTTCCAATAGTAATAGCTAGAATTTCTTCTGGTGAGAGTTGTGTAATCCCATTATCTGATTCCGCTGGTGCAGGATTGCTAGTTGCAAACATAAAGATTAAAGACGCTGGATATGTTAATACTGACGCTGAATCAACTGTAACAGCTATCCTAATTGGTGGATAATGAAACTTTGGCAAAAAGTAAATAACTTGACTGGTAATTCTACGGCAAGTAAAAACTTAGTAGAGTATATCAATATGGCTTCAAAGCTACTTACATCTGCTTTACCTGAGAAGTTCTTATGGAGTATTGCGACTGAAGATGAAGTTGTAGGATGGGATTCAAGTGGTACTAAAAAAATAGGATTAGGTTCTGATATAGCTTATGATAAAATTTTAGCAGTATACAGAACAGATGGAAATGATTCAAATGGAGTAGGTAAAAAAAGAGTAGCCTCAGAAGCCCCTGATAAAAATATTCATATATTTGATGAAGACGAAAGTCTTCTTGGAGCTACTGAAATGTTTCCAAAGTTTTACAAGCTTTCTGGGAAGGTCTATATTAAACCAAACCCTGATTATAATGATGGCTCTGCAACCGAATATTATGCCAATCTTGGAGCGACTTCGGTAACTACATCAGGGAATATTACAAAAGCGAGCACAACTTTAGCTGTTACAAGCGCGACAGGAATAGAGGTTGGTCAAATTGTGACTGGTCCAGGGATTCCTAGCGATACAGTTGTTAGTAGTATAAGTGGCACTGATATAGTATTGTCAAACGCAGGTACTATAACATATAGTGGAGCTGATAAGCCTGATTTCACATTCACATCTGCTACTACAGTTTTTACTAAAACAGGAGATAAAGGAGTAATAGTATACGCATCGCCTCCAGTTGTTGATGAAAATACAGAGTCTTGGCTGCTGGCTGAATTTGAAAATGTTGCAATTATGTACGCAGGCGGAATGGATATGCTTCATAGTTCTAAGGGTAATCGTGATGATGCGGAAACATCCATGTCTTCAGCAGCGACATCTTTAACTAACTATTTATCATCTTTCCCATCTCATGGAGTTTCTGATATAGTAGTCCCAAATTTAGATTATAGTTCAATTGGAGTTTTAGAAACGTTAGTAGCAGAAGAAAGCGGATTTACAAGTGATGTATTTACTATGTCAGGTCTAAGTTTACCTAACCCATCTGACTATATACCATCATCTAGTCAATCATTAGATTATACATCTATAGAAGATGCATTAACTAAATCACAAAATATTGTTGATAGCGCTAGTTCCATTGGAGGAGATAGTGTTTCTTCATCAGCTCAGAATTGGCTAGAAAATGAAGATATGGAAATGGTTGATTCTAGTTTGAAAGTTTCTCAACAAGAATTGACTAGGGCAAGAAGTAATTTGGAAAAAGAAAAAACAAAATTAGAAGAATTTCAATCTTCTCTAGGAAGAGGAAATCAAGAATTTCAAGCAGAAATAGCAAGATGGGGAGCGCAAGTTCAAAAAGAAAATGCGAGAATTGATAATGAACTAAAACAAATGAGGTCTGATATTGAAAAACGCTCTTTTAAATCTAAAGAGAAAAAAGACAAATTTGCATCTGAATTGCAGAAGGTGTCTACTCAATTACAAATTGAGAGGGAAACAAATAATAGTAAAATTCAAAAGTTTACTAACGAAGTTCAAAGAGAAGTTCAATCCTATGGAATGGATTTAAAGGAAAAGGAAAGATTTTTACAAGAAGCTCAACAGCAAATGCAAAAAGCATCAGCATATTTAAACATAGCAGCTCAAAGCTCTCAATCTGGTATGCAATATTATAATTGGGCGATGAATGAACTGAAGGCTATTACTGGAGGGGTAGCGGCTCCACAACAACAACAACAAGCTCAAAGAGCTGAAGAAAGGAAGTCTGACCAATAATGACTATACTTGAAGTTATGGAAAGAGCAAATACAAGAGATACTAAACTATGTATAGCTTGGATTAAAGATGCTTTTAACGCTATTCAAAGTACTCAAAGAGCAGGTGGTAAGGCTAGAATAAAAAAGATAGATATTACCAAAGGTACTAGGGAATACAGTTTACCAAATGATTTAATTTCAATAAAATCAGTATCTATATTAGATACAGATGATGATAATAAATACAAAAGAATAAGGCGCATTGTGGACAATCCGATAGTCTCAGAGGATACAAATCCATGAGTTACGATACTAGCAGGAATTGGTTTTATAAGGTAATTGGAGACATGATTCATATATATGAAAAAATGTCAAGTGCAAAGATTAATCCAGACACAACTGGTAAAATGGTGAATCTTGATGATTCTACTATCATATATCCAAGTGAAAGCATTTCAAATGGATTAAGGATAGAATATACAGGATTGAAGGATGCTAACGGATTAGGGGTTTTTGTTGATAAAGACCCATCTTCTTTATCTACAGATACAGATGAAGACACATGGGTAAATCAGACATTAACTGATGTAAGTAGCCCTTCCGAAAGTTCTCATATAAACTTAAATTCTACATTATCATTAGCAATCGTAGATTATGTTAAAGCAAAATCTTTTGAAAGGTCTGGAGATATAGAGAAAAAAGAATATTATATGAGAGAATTTTATAAAAAATTAAGTGACAATGAGAGCAATAATAGAAATGTCTCAATGTCTATGCCAACGGGCATATTTAGTGTTAGATAAAAAGGAATAAACTATGGCAAAACTACAAAAAATGGGAGCATCTGAAGCTTTAAATGTTGATGTTTCTCCAGTATGGGACGCTCAAACTGCAGTAACTACTAGCAATACAAATACATCTGCTATTACTATTGATAAAAATAAATATCATAAAATTGCAGTTACAGCTACTAATCCCATAATAGTAAGTTTTAGTACATCTTCAAGTTATACTATTGATGCTACTAATGATTTATTATTGTATGGAGCTCAAACCCATTATTTGAATGTTCCAGACTTAGGAGACCCGAATGATTCTGTATACTTTTGTTTCAGAAGGAATGGCTCTACTGATTCTACAGTAACTTCAGTACTTATGTAGGTAAGAATGGCTTCTACTACAGACTACCTTAACTTAACTATCTACCAAGATGAAAGTCTTGATGAGACTGTTGCTTTTGATACATCTTTTCAAATAGAAGACTATAAGATAATAACAAAAATATCAAAAGATTACAGTGGAACGGCTTTTACAGGAGATGACGAAGCTGGTCAACTTGTAGCTTATGTTATTAATAATGCTGGAACTACATATACGAATAACTCAGCCCATGCTTTAACAATTAGTGGTGGAGGTGGAGAGAATGGAGCAGCTACGTGCAAAATTGATGGTGGAAAAATAACAAGCGTTACAATTACAAACGCTGGGAGTGGATATACTTCTCAACCTACTGTAGCATTGCCAGGTGGGGCTGGAAGTGGAGATGGAAAAGCTAGTATATCTTTATTAGTAGGAGAAGCAGGGTCTTTAACTCTTAATGGAATTTCTGCTCAAAATTCTACAGGAGATACTTATTCAATTTCATTACCAGCGAGCAAGACTGGAGTTTTAGATGATACGTTTACAGGGTATTGGGATTTAATTGCAAAAGAAAATGCAACGGGAAAAATTACAAGACATATAAATGGAGAAGTTTATTTAGAAAAATCTGTTACTAAACAGGGAGCATTTACATAATGGCTACACTTAAAACAACAAGTACTGGAGCTGCTAAATCTATTGGAACTCAAAGAGTTTCCAAAACATCAGCAAAGCATGACATAAAAGCAGGTCAAATTAATGTAACAGCTGATGGGGTTTCAGCTACAAATGTAAAAGATGCTATAGAAGAAATTTCAGCCAAAACAGTTACAGTTCAAGCTTCAGCTCCAATTAATGAAGTAAATGAAGGTAATCTTTGGTATGATACCGATGATGATGTAATGTACATCAGAGATGAAGATTCATGGAACGAAATCCATGTAGATGGCAGTTCTACTCTAGACGGTGGAACGTTCACTTAACAATAGGAGAATAAAATGGCTAATACCATTCAAATAAAAAGAGGCGCTGATAATAATGTAAGCGCTGTTCCTAGTGGTCTAGCGTCTGGAGAATTGGCATTAGACCAAAAGGGAAGAAAATTATACATTGGAAGACATAATAATTCTAGTGTAGTAACGGCTCATTTACCAATGTTAGATGACATAACAGCTGGTGATGGGATAACAATGACTGCGGCTTCTAGCGAAAGTGCTAGAGGAAGAACACTTGCAGTAGACCAAACTGACTCAAATATTTTTGCAACAGCTAGTGATAAAGGAATCGCATCTTTTTCAACTGATAACTTTTTAGTTACTTCTGGTGTAGTAACCATTAAAGATAATGGAGTTGCTTTAGGAACTGAAACAACTGGAAATTATGTAGCCAGTTTAGTAGCTGGTACTGGGGTGACGGTAGGTGGCGCAAGTGAAGGTGGAACTCCAACAGTTGCAATAGGGCAAGCAGTAGCGACTTCAGATAGTCCAACATTCGCAGGCGTTACAGCAGGAAATGTTACAGTAGGAGTTTCTACTGACCAAACAATAACAACTTCAAGTGGAAACTTAGTACTTGATGCGTCAGGAGATGTCGTAATTTCTGGCAATTTACAGGTGGACGGGACAACCACGACAGTAAACTCAGCAACCATGACTGTAGATGACCCAATTCTGGTTCTTGGTGGAGATACCGATGCAGGTTCAGATGACAACAAAGACAGAGGTGTCTTATATAAATGGTACGGTGGTACTTCAGCAGCAACTCGCAAAGGATTCTTTGGAATGGATGATAGTTTAGTAGACTCAAATGGATATGGAACTTTTGTTTACATACCTCATGCATCAATTTCAGCTGAAGTTACATCAGGTACAGTTGGAGATTGTAAGTTTTACAAAGGAACTTTCAATAGTATAGACGCAGCTACAATTGATGGTGGAACATATTAATAGGAGGAAACAATGGCAAATACCATAGTTATTAAAAATAGAAACAATACAAGCAGTCCAGCTCCAGGAACTAGTGACTTAACTAGTGGAGAAATAGCTATTAATTATAACGCAAGTGTGCGCAAAATCTACTTTAAAGATTCAGGAAACACTATTCGTGAAATTGTAGATTCTCAAGGAGTTGATGACCAAGCTACTGCTCTGGCGATTGC